CAAGATCAATAAATGCAGCATCGTTAGGTGCCTGTTCTCCTAATGGTTGTGTAATAAATAGCAGTGCATAAAGCAATGCAAAGACAGAGCCAGCAAATACAATAGCAAGAATGATTCCAATTGTTACGATCAGTCTTGCGTGTAACTCTTCTGGTGTTAGTTTATTTTTTTGGTTCATCAAATACTCCAGGCAAAATGTCTTTGGTACAAGTACCAGTTGGTAAACATTGAGGTGGGTTGCACTCTGGCTTTTCCCAGTTTTCAAACTCTTGGCAGGGATATCTAACCCAGCCTTGGTAACCGCAACTACTAAGAGTTACTGCGAGAAAGAAGAATGCGATAAATCTCTTCAACTTGTCGCTCCAATCTTGCTACTGAATCCTTAACACTTGAGCCACCATTAGGCTTGAGTTCATTGAGATAGTGTTTAACCATCCATCTAACTGCTGCTACGAATCCACCAATGATTGTGCATACTGCAACAGCAATCGTTGCGTAGTCTTGTGCCTGCATTAGAGTGTTCTAATCGTTACTAGTAGTAATCCGCCGTATCCTGAAAAGCGCTTGTCAGATGGTGTGTTGTTTCTAAAATCTATCTCTTCGATAAGTCCGATATAAGACTCACCAGTTCTGAAGTCTTGTATCTGAATGCTATCTCCAGAAGATTCAATAGCCTCTAGTTGTGACATACGTTGATATGCAGATCCTTCATACCCAATCTCTACACCAAGGCTGTCTGATTCGTGGTCAAAGCAAGACAATGGGTACTGGATTAAACGCTGACGTGGTACTGCTGGTAATGACTTGAGTTGGTATCCAGTAAACAATGGTCCCTTGGTTGAATCACTTGTCGAACGATAAAACGTAAATTGAAATCCAAGATATTCTTGTGCAGTTTGTGGATAGTTAATGTTAATCTCAGGGACACCAGACTGCTGTGAGAAGTTACCAATAGTGTAGAAGTTATTGGTAGAGTTAATAGATTGAATCAGGATTCCACCATTAGTAGTATCTACTCGTGCCTGAATTAACTTAAAGATCTTAGTCTCTAATGTGTTATATCGTATGTAACCAGTACGCAAGTAACCAGTTGGAACTTTTACTCCGCTTGATTCAATCCATACTCCATCACCTGGAACACTAAATGCTACACGATCTGTGCCACCAAGAAATGCTGTTGAGTTACTAGTTGTTGTTTCTCCAGCAGCACAAACATCCCAAGCGTAGGAAAAGATAAGACTGTTAGGAACCACTGGCTGTGATAGGTCAATACGAACTAAACCTGATTCATTGTTTTGCTTAGTAGAAACATAGGCAAACCTGTCTCTAAAAACCACATCGGTACACTCTGAATCAAACAATAGAGGACCATAGGAAATATCCCCATCGTTACCTAGAACTCCTACTCGAACACCTTGATTGGTACATAGAACTGCATAGGTACCAAGGTAGGTATCAAAGGTGTTAATGATTTCACCTTCAGGTAAATCTATAACTACTGAAGGAACGCTTAACTCTGGAAAACCAAGAGTATTAGCATTTCCTAAATCCAAAGTCATCTTATAGATCGATGAGTTCTTGCGACTAAAACCACCTATGTAGATAGCCTGTGGACCTTCTGAGATAGTAGTCCAAGTCCAGTCAGTCTGCGGATGTACATAATGTGGAGCAGGTATAGTTGTGTTAAGAAACTTACCAGTTGTTGCAGCAGATGTTACAGTGGCAGATCCTACAACATACTCAAATGTGGTAACAGTAGGAGCCGCTGTTACCGTTGCGGTAACATTGTAGGCAGTAAACGGTGCTGGTAAATTTGTAACAGTAACTTTATTGCCAGAGACTAGACCGTGAGGAGCACTTGTGGTTAGGGTTACAGTGCCTGCAATAACTGCTGCATTAGTAATAGTTGTTGAGTAGGTCTTACTAGCGCTTAACTCGTAGACGCTATTGTTAATACTTGATATTAAACGCTGCTTAACATACTTGATTCTACCGCTAGTAGTGTTTGGTGAATCGTAAATTATTTCACTATCACCAGAAGTAATGTTGCCTTGGTGGACATTAGTTCCATTGATAAAGTAATATCTAATACCATCAGTGGTTAAATCAAATATGGTAGATGGAGTTCCTGCTTGGGTATAGTTAGATGTAGTAGGAGTATCAGAACTCATTGTGATCTTACTTAAACCTGAACCATTTGTTACAACCAAACAGTCATTAGTACCATCGTTAGCACCAATAATTATTGGAGTATTAGAACTAGACAAAGCCCTTACTGTGGTATTGAGCAGTGTAGCCTGTCCCCTAGTCCATACATCCATACCTTTAGACTCTGTGTATTGAAAGCGTAGTGATTCTTCTTGCTGTGGCTCAAAGAACTTGATGCCTGCTCCAAGGTGAAATGATGACTGAGATCTAACCCACCAACCAGTTAGTGTCTGTTCGCCAGCCTCACGTGTCTGATCAATCTGTTGCTTGCGATACTGCGCTGTGACGCGACGATAGGGTGTATCGTCACTAGTTAACAGGAAGAAAGGATTACCAGCAATTGCTACATCATATGCCTCACCCGTAGGTGAGTAAGTTGTAGATCCCGCAGGGTTGGAAAGTACGTAAGGTATTCCCTCTGTGATGTCATCGCCATAAGGCATTGAGTTTTCCTTACGCTAGAAGTAGTTTTGCTTGTTCCTCGGTGATGCCAAGTTGTGCTAGAAGTGCTGCTTTAGCAGTTGCTTTTGCTTCTGCTTCGGCTTGCTTAGCCGCGTCTGCAACTTTTTGTGTTTCGTATTCTGCAAATTCATCATCAGTCATTTCTCTGTCAATGACTTCATCTGTCTCTGTGTTGTGGATTCTGACCATTGGCTTTGATGTTGTTTTAGGCATTATTTAACTCCGTAAATTAGAACGGTTCCACCTGAAAAATTGCCAGCGCCAGGAGCCATTGTTAATGATGTGATTGCTGACGCTGTGTTTAGAAGCCCACCATAAAAGAATGTTGATCCATTGCTTTGATTAAGTGTTCCGTTGTATTGAGTTGGTTTACCGTGTGTCGTGTTTGCATATTGATTTATGTTAAGTACTAAAGAATTTCGTGCAGTTGATGTTGTTGGAATTAAACCAACGCGAATTGTATCTGAACAGTCATTTGCAACATTTGTTATACCAGAATAAAAACCACTTGCTGCAACTCCATTTGGTCGGATTTCAACATTTTCAGAAACGGTTCCAAACATGTTACGGAAAACAATTTGTAAATTTGTATAAGTTTGGTCAATGCTTGAAATTGTTGTTGAAGCACCTGAAAGAGTTGTAGTTGATAGCAAAGTCATTCCACCTGCAGAAATGGTCCCCCACTTAACTCCAGTAGCCTCAGCACTGTCTGCTGTAAGCACGGTGCCATTAGCCCCCACAGATACAATCCCAGAGTCATTAGTGGCATTGCCTACTACTAATTCACCCTTTGCCCCAGGGGCAACGGATGACGAACTTGCTTTAGTTATTGGCATTTAGTTTCCTCCTAGTAGGATTCGTGCTTCATCTTCTGTGATACCAAGACGAGTGAGTAATGCTTGGCGTGATGCTTCCTTTTCTTCGGCTTCGGCTTCACGAATAGCGTTTGCTTCTGCGATATTAGCCTCATCAATTTTTTGCTGGGCTATTTCTTCAGCGTTAAAAGGTCGGTCAATGACTTCGCCTGTTTCAACATTGATTATTCTTTTCATTATGAAACTCCATATAATCTAATTGTTGTATTATTTTGATTTGAAAAAGTAGCGCTCCCACTTAGTCTTACAATGTCAAGAGATGTAATTGCTGTAGTATCGTTAAATAATCCTTGACAATTCAAAGAGCCATAAGAAACAGCATTGTTATAGTAAGCATTTTTTATTTCCCAATACTTACTTTTTGTAGCAGATGTATAATTGTCAACCAAAAGGCTGCCATAAACATCTGTGCCAGCGGCGGCATTGGTAACGCTTTCACCAAAAGCATAAATAGTAATGTTGTTAGACCCCTGAATACTGCTTGGACTGGTGGCGTTTAATGTAACACTTGAATCTACTTGAAGACCAGCAATTGGATAAATTGAACCCGAATTGTTGTTAAATCTTATTGAAAAAGCGCTACCAGTTGTAGAGTGTCTAATTCCAGCCCAAACCAGCAATAATTGTTTATAGGACCCTAAACTCGAAAAACTCAAACTAGATAATGAACTGGCTACTGTTTCTGAAATTAGAGTCATTCCACCTGCAGCAGGCGTTGCCCACTTGAGTCCAGTAGCAGTAGAACTATCAGCAGTAAGTACTGTGTCATTGGCACCAACAGTAACAACTCCTGGTGTTGATGCAGCACTAGCAGATAGCAATGCACCCTTAGCGGTGTACTGTCCCTTGCTGATTGCATCAGTTAGTGGTACTAGATCGTTAGCAAATATCTCAATAACATCTCCAGCAAGAGTGGCATCAATGAGTGTGACAGTTGTGCCGTTAGTTGCTGTGTAGTCATTGCCACGAGATAGTAGTACACCGTTGCGGTATACAGCCTCATAGCCAGCGTCATAGACGAGGGCTACAGAGTTGTCATCTAACCCGCTAAGGACGGTAGTACCAGTAGTAGGTAACTTAGACCATCGAACTTTAAGGACTGGCGTTGCGCCTATTCTTCCTGTTGCCATTAGTTTCCTCCAAGGAATAGTTGTGCTTCTTCTGCTGTAATGCCTAGTTTGTTTAGTAGTGCTGCCTTGGCAGTTGCTTTTGTTGCATCTTGTTCTGCTTTCCAAGCATCGTATTGTGCAAACCCTGCTTCAAACTCTGCCTT